CACCCTGGTCCCCGTCTACGCCTGCGTGCGGCTGATCGCCGAGTACATCGCCTCGCTGCCGATCAAGTTGTATCTCAAGGACCCCTCGTCAGGGAAGCACCGCCGCTACCACGGGCCGTCCATCTTCGACGACCCCGCCCCGGACACCAACGTCATGGACTGGATGTACCAGGCACTGACGTCGCTGCTGCTGCAAGGCAACGCGTGGGGCTACGTGCTGTCCCGCGACGGCTACGGCTACCCGCAGCAGATCGAGTGGATGCCGCCCGAGATGGTCTCGGTCACCGACGACACCTCCGGCCCGTACAATCCGCTGCGCACCCGGGTGTACTTCTACGGCCACGAGGTCAGCCGCGAGGAACGCTTCCACATCCGCGCGTTCGCGCTGCCCGGCCGGACCGAGGGGGTCAGCCCGATGCGGGCGTTCGCGCTGACCATCCTGAACGGCCTGGAGGCCACCCGGTACGGCACCGACTGGTTCAAGTCCGGCGGCTTCCCGCCCGGCACATTCAAGAACAACGAAATTGAGATCGACGCTTCGCAGTCGTCGGAGATCCGGTCGCTGCTGACCCAGTCGATCCGCCGCCGCGAACCGCTGGTGTACGGCCGCGACTGGGACTACCACCCGGTGACCGTGCCGCCGTCCGAGGCGCAGTTCATCGAGGCGATGCAGCTGAACGCCACCCAGGTCGCCGCGGTCTACGGGCTGCCCCCGGACCGGGCCGGCGGCAAGCGCGGCGACAGCCTGACCTACTCCACGGTCGAGCAGGGCGCGCTGCAGATCATCGAGGCGCTGCGCCCGTGGCTGGTCCGGCTGGAGACCGCGTTCTTCGGCATCTTGCCGCAGAACCGGTACTGCCGGTTCAACGCCGACGCGCTGCTGAAGACCGACCTGCAGACGCGCGCGAACATCTACCGCACCTGGCGCGACATCGGCTACATGTCGGTGGACGAGATGCGCGAGATCGACGACCACGACCCGCTGCCGAACGCGCAGGGCACCGACAACATCCCGCTGGACGCGATCGTGGGCATGTCCCGGTCCACCCGGGCGATCCCGAACACGATCTTGCCGCAAGTCACGCTGGAATCGCGGCTGGCGCTGGAGTACCTCGAAGAGCTGCAGGGCGTCCCCGGCTACACCGTGGCCGGGGTGGGCCCGGGCGCGGCCGGGGCGGGCGCCGGCGAAGGCGAGCGGGTACCCGGCCCGGTCCAGCCGAACCCGGCCGGGCCGCAGCCGTTCACCGCGCCCGACCCCACCCAGTTCATCGCCAAGGTCGTCGCCGCGGTCCGCGCGCAGCTCGCCGCGGAGGAGCAGGCCGCGGCCGCCGGCCCGCAGTTCGTCGGGCCGTGGATCCCGCGCGAGATGAACGGCAACGGGCGTCACTAACCCATGGTCCGCACTCAAGGGAGAACTCATGCCACCAGCGAAGAAGCCAGCTAAAGCAACGAAGAAGCCTGCGCCGAACACGCCTGCTCCCGCTGGCTCCTATGCGCTGCCTGGCGGCGGCCCCGGCGGGGCGGACGCGTACCCGATCAACACCAGGGCGCGCGGGGCCAACGCGCTGGCCCGGGTGACTCAGGACGGGACGCCCGCGGAGCAGGCCAAGGTCCGCGCCGCGGTGAAGGCCAAGTACCCCGACTTGCCGTCCAGCCAGGGCAAGGGCGGCAGCCCGGCCGCGAAGGCCGCCAAGCCGGCGGCCAAGCCGGCCGCGAAACCGGCGGCGGCCAAGCCGAAGCCGGCCGTCACCAAGCCGCGTGCCAGGAAATCCTGACCGGCCTAGAAGGAATTTAAGGAAGGAACAGGATGGACCGGGACGCTATCAACAACCTGAACGACAGCCAGTTCGCCTACATCGAGCAGGGCGGGATGCGGGATGCCAAGGGGCGGACCGCGCCGCGGTCCAAGCGGCATTTCCCGGTCAACGACGAGGCCGCGGTCCGCCGGTCGATGGACGAGGCGCTGCGCTCGCCCTTCGGCCGGGACGGGATGCCGGGCATCATCGTGGCGGCCCGCAAGTTCGGCATCGCGGTGCTGGGCGCGCACCGGGCGCTGGCCGAGAACCCGGAGACCTCGGGGTTCCCCGAGCGCCGGTTCGTGAAGTTCCCGCTGGAGCTGCGCACCGTCGGCGACGGCAACCGGCACATCTGGGGCTACGCGGCCTGCTTCGACAAGCTGTCCAAGCGGCTCGGCGGGTTCGTGGAGCAAGTCAACCGGTCGGCGTTCAACGAGTCGAAGCGGGACGGCTGGCCGGACGTGGTATGCCGGTACAACCACAAGGACGACTATCTCCTCGGCACCACGTACGCGCGGACGCTGCAGCTGAGCCTGGACGAGACCGGCCTGCTGTACGAGGTCGAGCCGCCCCAGTCCCGGCAGGACATCCTGGAGTACGTCCAGCGCGGCGATATCCGCCACTCCAGCTTCGCGTTCCGGGTATACCCGGGCGGAGACGAGTGGGGGCTGTCCGAGCACCAGTACCCGATGCGGACCCTGCACGCGGTGCAGCTGGTCGACGTCGCCCCGGTACTGGACCCCGCCTACCCCGACGCAACCGCGGGCGCCCGCGCGATCGACGGGGCGGTCCGCTCGCTGTCGCAGTGGGTGCAGGCCGACCCGGAGGAAGTCCGGGCGCGGCTGGACGAGAACCGGGCGATGGACTTCTTCCGCCGCACCGACAACATCGGACCGCGCCAGGAGCAGAAGCAGCAGCAGAAGCAGCGCAAGACGCTGACCGGCGCGCTGGCCCTGCTCGACCTGCTGGACAACTCGGCCGACCCGTTCGCGGGAGAAGGCTAATGGACGTGCCGGGCGTGCGGGCACCTCAACCCTGAGTTCACCCGGACCTGCCGCATGTGCGGCAAGCGCAAGACGGTCAGGGGCCGTTGCAGCAATGGGTTCCGTCGCTTCTCTGAGCCCCTGACCAGGCACGATCCTACAACGTAAGACCGCAAGTTTACAACTGAATACAGAAGCCGCGGTAGCCGCCTTCCCGGGCGGGAGCCGGCTGATGACCAACTATCACCAGCTGCTTTCAGAAGGGAAGCACACATGGCCAGTGAGACCGCCAAGCGGCTCCGCGACCGTCGCCTGTCCGTATGGAACGAAGCAAAAAAAATCGCTGAGGACGCGGCCGGCGAGAACCGCGCCTTCACCCCTGAAGAGCAGGGTAAATGGGACGCGATGCAGGAGGAGATGCGGACCCTGGACGTCCGCATCGGCGCCGTGCTCGACACCGAGAAGCGGGCCAAGGCCGCCGACGACGCGTTCAACGACCTCGAGGGCCGGCCCCGCGACGCGCAGCGCGCCGGCGGCCAGGCCGGTTCCGTCGGCCAGCAGGCCGAGGAGATCCGCAAGTGGGCCCGCGGCGCCGACGGCGCCCCGCGCGCCATCGAAGTCCGCCGCCAGGCGCCCGGCCCGGTCAACTACCGGACCCTGCTCACCACCGGCACGGTCTCCGCGGCCATCCCGACCGACTTCTACGACCAGGTGATCGCCCATCTGATCGAGGTCTCGGGCGTGATGCAGTGCGGGCCGACCGTGCTGAACACCGGCGGTGGCGAGACGCTGCAGGTGCCGAAGACCACCACGCACTCGACCGCGGCCTCCGCCGGCCAGGGCTCGGCGCTGCCCACCTCGGACCCCGCGTTCGGGATGCAGCCGCTGTCCGCCTACAAGTACGGCGTGATGCTCCAGGTCGCCCGCGAGCTGATCGACGACACCGCGGTGGACCTGCTCGGCTACCTGGCCGTGCAGGCCGGCCGCGCGCTCGGCAACGCGTTCGGCACCGACCTGGTCAACGGCACCGGCACGGCCCAGCCGTCCGGGGTCGTCACCGGTGCCACGGTCGGCGTGTCCGGCACGGTCACCGGGGTCAGCGGCGCGCCCAGCTACGCCAACCTGGTGGACCTCGAATACTCCGTCATCGCGCCCTACCGCCAGAGCCGGTCGTGCTATTGGCTCGCGGCGGACAAGACGATCGGGGGCTTCAGGAAGATCACCGACACCACGGGCCGTCCCATCTGGGAGCCCTCGGCGGTGCTCGGCTCGCCCGACCTGCTGCTCGGCAAGCCGCTGGTCGCCGACCCGTTCATGCCCGCCCAGGCCGCCAGCGCGCTGTGCATCGCGTTCGGTGACTTCAGCCAGTACTTCGTGCGGCTGGTCGGCGGGGTCCGCTTCGAGCGTAGCGACGACTTCGCCTTCTCCCAGGACCTCGTGACATTTCGAGCCATACTTCGTGGAGATGGTACCCTCGTGGATCGCACCGGGGCAATTAAAGTCTACAAGGGCGCAACAAGCTGACCTGGGGTTTTACCCTCTCAAAGGTCTGCATGGGGGTTTCCTAGTGAAACTCCCGTAAGCTGGTATCATGGCGAGAGCGGGCGGCATGCGCGCCGCCCGCTCTCTAGCCAGAACCCTTGCAGGAGGGTGCCAGCCATGCCCGAGGTTACGTGTTCTTTCGAGGGCTGCGACAAGCCGCGTTACAGCCGCAGCTACTGCACACAGCATTACCGTCAGTTCATCAACGGCAAAACACTCCGGCCGCTACGGGATTACAACCGTCAACCGCAGGCATGCAAAGCACCGGAGTGCAACCAGAAACCCCATGCGCACGGCTACTGCAAGGTGCACCTCGGGCGCCTGACCCGGTACGGCCGCCTGGACCGGGTTTACGAGCAGTACGCACCCGACACAACCTGCAAGGTGCAGGACTGCGGGAAGCCGGTTAAGGCACTCGGCTACTGCGAGACGCATTACATGCGGGTCCGCCGTCATGGCGAACCTGGAACCGCCGAATCCCAGGCACATAAGCGTCGGTCCAAGTACGAGGGCGTGACGTGCGCGGTGGAAGGGTGCGATCGGCAAGCAGTATCCCAGGGCTGGTGCCGGATGCATTATGCCCGCTGGAAGAGCACGGGTGACGCCGCAGGCAAGTGGGGTGCGCAGCCGCGGCGCAGCCGTGGTTACGTGACGACGGATGGCTACCGGATGTCGCCGGAACGCCGCAACGGCCGTCCGGTGCTGGAGCACCGGCTGGTGATGGAACAGGTGATCGGCCGCCCGCTGCACCGGTTCGAGGAACCGCACCACAAGAACGGGCTGCGGGATGATAACCGGCCGGAGAACCTGGAGCTGTGGGTGAACTGGCGCCAGCCGCACGGGCAGCGGCTGTCTGACCTGCTGGATTTCGTCGTCCGGTACTACCCGGATGAGGTTCGCGCCCGGCTGGAGGCCGCTGGTGAGTAATGGCCGCAAGCTGAAGGACCGCACCGGGCGGGCGTCGTGCGCGACATGCGGGCGGAGCGTGACCGCGTACATGGCGCTGACGTCCCAGCACCTGGCTGATGGCCGGGTGGTGTGCCCGCGGTGCGTCGGGCAGGGCCGGCTGGCGTTGCGGCTGGGCTGCGGTCACGTCGGGCTGCCGGGGATGACGGTGACCGCGGCGGACGAGCCGGGCATGTCGCGGTGCGCGCGGTGCAGCGGCGAGCTGGACGGCGGTTAGGGCAGGGGGACCGGCGGGGCGGCCGGCTGGGGCTTGCGGGGGTCGATGGCCTTCGCCATCTCGACGGCGATCACGCAGTCCGGTCCGCTAGGCTGCGGGATGGTGACGAACCACCGGTCCGGGACCAGGATGTCCTGGGTCTCGACGGCGCCGGCCCCGTTCAGCGCCACCCACCCGGACGACCCGGACTTCGCGTCCGCGAGGATCTTGTCGGCGACCTGCTGGGCGAGACTGGCCATGATCGTGTCCTGCTTTCCTCGGCGCGGGTACTGCTCCAGCCTAGGGCCCAGAAGGGGATGCATGAATGGCTACTGTGCGACGTGCGGGCACTTCAGCTCGCTGGACGCGTATCTTAAATGGTGTACGGCCTGCGTTGCCGGCTGGTACGCAGTGCACGACAGGCCGGTCCCGGAACGGGGCCGGGGAAGGTAGGTCACGATGGCACTTACGCCGTCGCAGCGTCCGGGCGGCT